GCCAGTCGTTCCTTGGCGATGTGGCGATACCTGCCGGCTCTTGTGTTGGCAGAAGGCTGGCAGTTGCTTTTGCTAAACCGCGACCCCAACCACCTCGCTTTCAACCCAAATTGTCTGATCGAGAAGTTCTCTCCTAACCATCGGGAGTTCTCTGTTTGCCCGTGGAATTACATGCCTGCGAACATGTCTTGCCATTACGTGCGTAGTGGTTTCGCCAAGGACATCTGGCGTTTTCTCTACATACTCGAGAACTTCGGTGACATCTATGGGGCAGACGAGATCTTCTTATTGGCCCGACGCGAAGTCACTGTGGTGTATAATTGCGGCGAGAGCCGTCGTGATGTCACTCGGCAGACTTCCAGCATGGAAGGCCATTTGCCCATCTTAGTCCATGCGTTCATCGGCGACGACAACCGCTGGTCTTCTGCTTCTTTCGAAGGATGGAATAGATTAGCTGTCATGCACGTTAGGAGTCTAGAGGATTCATACTTGCGACAATTGTGCAGCCGGAAGAAAAGCATGGAACAGGTCGGGGAGTTTGCACCAAGACAGAAGGGGTTCTTCATCACAATGGACAAAGAGCAGTGGGACACCACAGTGTGGCCCATTGCAGTGACGGGCCGGACCAGAGGCCCCAGTCTGCAAGATAAAGCTGGCCCTCAAGTCTGGTTCACTTTTGGGTCGCGAGGAGATCGTGTGCCTGTTGAAGCTCTGGCGCGATGGCAAGCTGGCCACGGTTTTACAGTCTTCCTTGTGCATCTTACTGGCCCCGAGGAAGGCAAGAGGATCCTCGCACTGGCTGAACATGGTGAAGCCCTCCAGTCTCTGCCAACTTACATGGATTGCCAAGAAGCCATAGAGGTCTGCCCTCACATGAAGTATTCTCCAAGGTTCATTCGCACCCGAACTGGCCTTCGGTACAACTGTGCTCCCCCACTTGACATAGCTTACCCTTTGAAATCAGGGCTCCATTTTTCCCTTGACAACTGGGACAGGATTTTCGAAAAATGGCGAGGACCCCATTTCTCGATAGGGTCATACTTGCGCCCCGGGTGGTTGCCACGCAGCCACAATGGTGTCGATTTTCTCGAAGTTCGTGAGAACATCGGCACTATCCCGCTCGGGATCGTGATGGGCTCGTCTTCTGAGATTGTCCCTCCTCAATACGCCCATCTGCCGGCCGTTCCCCAAGGTGACCATTTGGAGATCTTCCGAAGGTACAAGTCTCTGGTCACCCATGGGGGGGCGGGGACGGTGCAAACTGCTGCCGCTGCTGGGGTGACCTCGATTGTCTCCGTGAGCAACAAACTCGATCGTGACTACAAGAGACCAAATGACGCGGGATACCTGACCGGTTTTGGGCAGGACCCTGACCTGGTCTTCGTCGTCATGGCCAATGAGGATTGGCGTTTTGCTCGCCTCTATTACGACGTGAAGCGGGCGAAGTCCTTGACAAGATTTGACGTGCCTGCCACTATCATGAAAGCGGGCTATTTATATCTCACCTGGGTGGCCCGCGCAAGTGCTGTTCGGTTCTTGTTCAACCTGTTGACCATTTCCAGGGTTCTCGTTGGGCTTGTCCAGAACCTCGACCTAGCATACGACCCTTGTTCCACCATAATGTTCATGGTGGCCAAACAGCTGCCTTTGTCCTTGGGTATTTGCGCCGTGATCGCGGTTCTCGGGGGTTCACAGTTGGAGGTCATTAGAGAGTTACTTCACCCTAGGTTGAGGACCGGCCTTGGGCTGACTTTCTCTCACCTGTGGCGGACAATATTCTCATACTCTCTGTTTATCATGGTGCCACAAATAGGTGTTACTGCGCTTTATTTCGCACCGTACGTGGACAGCATGATTGTCTGTGTTTACTTGGCTCTGGAGCGGCGCGGCACTCTCTTCTTATCATCAGCGGTCAACGGCCCGTCAAAAGACATGGCCGGCCCGATCGCCATCGAGATCACGGTGCGTTTCCATTTGGTGATGCCAGTTTTCCACACAGCTACTGTTGACACCGAGAGGAACGTGTGTTATGAAGGCACTCATTTTGGAGATCAACAAATCGGTCAAAACTTCCAAGCGATTTACCGGGAGTGGCTCCCTTATGATGGCACGGGTCCTTACAGGATCCTGCTCCCGATCGGTGGTTCCAGGGAGAACTTTGACAAGCAATCTACGACCCGTCGCCGTTACCATGCTAGTTGGAATTGTATAGCAATCATTGATCGTTACTTGCGCAAACAGCAATACTCTGATGTGCCGCCCACAACGGCCGCAATTATGTTCGCTTTGCTTCTCTACTCATGGACTCTGATCGCTGTTGGCATGGTTTTTATGTCCTTGTTGTACGGGGTGGCAAGCGTGTTGTCGGCAATCACTTCCCTCGAGATTTGCCACCACATCCCTCTCGCACAGAAGGCCTACCAAGTGCTCTTTGCGCCTGGGACAGCATTGGATCCTGACCAAATGGTCTCTCAAAGGTGGTTTTCTTATCACATCAACCGCCTGGTGGCAGGTTTCGGTGGTGAGAATCATTTTGGAGACACCCGAAGCCAAAGAATTGAAAGCTGGGACCTAGCAACCATAGACGATGACCAAATTGATTATCACCTCCGGGGCATGGGGGTCGCTATAGACCGTGATGCGATGAGGCGTAATTACAAGACACCTTTTTCGGTCACTGACAAAGTGGCTGCCCACGCTTACGAAGTCTGGAACACCACCTTGGACAGATTCGCTTTCGACCAGGAGATCAGGAGAACGATTGAGAACGTCCCCAAGGAAACTTTCGGCTCTGACCAGTGGCACGCTTGGGTGCGTGAGACCGTTGACCGACTCCTGACCAGTGGTGGCGCAGTCACAGCCAGCGCTTTCGCGACTTGGTCGCGAGAACAGGCGCGCGAGCAGATGGTGAGTAGCGTCGACACCATCCAGCCAAAAATCAATGCTTTTCTCGACAGCTGGGCAAGACGAGACAGGTGGACTCCTGCTTTCGTGGTCGCCACTGCCCGTTTCACTGACGACCTTTCAAAGAGCTTAGAACCGGACACTTTCGCTCAATATTCCAAACAACTTGAACCGGTCCCCTTGAGCACGTTGGTGGCAGAAGGCATACACCCGATGATCCGCCAGAAAATCCGTGAAGCCCAAATGTTTGATGAAACTGGCGGGCCGGCCAACCCGGTTATCCTTGCCGATTACATCCAAGCAGGCACGGAAACCTTGAGGGGCATCGGCAGTGTTTTGGACCTACAAATTTTCCGGAGGGTGGCCCGCCGTGGGTTGTCTCATGCTTCACGATGGGACCCTAGCGGAGGGCCTCCCGTTAGGCAGACAGCCGGCCCGGAGGAAGCTCTCGACGCGGCTTTCGCGTGGCTGCAATCCATCGGGAAACCTGACGGGATGAATTTAGACGCGACAGAGAAAGGACAGGTCCCGCAACTTTTCCCCCTCCTCACTGAATCTGGACGCGTTTTCCTGGAACTCTTAATCAGATCACCCTCAGAACCGCTGAGTGACCGCGTGGCCCACCATGTTGAAAATTTGGAGATGGAAGCGGGCTCTGACGTTGAGGATGGTGAGGCAAGGGCAGTGACGATGGCCCATCTTTCCCAATTGATGGCGATGGCGGTTTCCAGTGGCACGGACGTCTCCAACGCTTGGGAGGCTGCTCTTGTGGCCCTCCATGCTTGGTTGGAAGCCAGGGAGATGAGAAAAGACGCGGAGGGTCGGAGGCGAGACCAGATGCTTCGCCAACTTGAGCTGGCTCAACGCCAGACTAGGCCACCAACCGTGGGAGAAACGCTGATCGACTGGTTGGTCAAGTTCGAACGCTTCTCTCATGAAGTTCCTTTGTTTTCTGATGCTCTTTCCTGTGTGTCGTTAGCCTGGAGGGCCTTTGAAACAGCCCTCGCCCAGGGTGCCACCCATATTCTTGACGTACTCCTGCGAGCCATTGCCAACAACAAAGAG